ATAGCAGCCAACTGGAAAGAAATCATAGGCATTATCTGATCCTTCTATTCCTGTTCTTAGATCTGGTTTGTATTTTAAGTTAGGAAACTTATCTATGATAGTAGTAAAGACTTCTCTACGTATCATCATAAAACCTGTGGCACTTTCCTTTACCCTTGCAAAGCCATCTTTAAATTCTGTGTTAGGATATAGATTAACATTGAACTGCAAAAGATAATCACGCATTGTTTGTTCATCTATATTATTATTTTCTTTAATACGTTTATGTAATTGCTCCCAGTAGAATCCTTTTACAGGATAGGTGCATGTAACAACTTCTTTATTAAACTCTATAACTCTTAACAAGTTCTGTATTGTAAATCCAATGTCAGCATCAATGAATAAAAGGTGAGTTCCATTAAATTCTTTATTATCTAAGAACTTAGTTACAAACTTATTTCTAGCACGATTGATTAAAGATTCAGTTGGAAGTGTTTCTATTCTTAGATTGTGTCCCATATCATTTAAAGGTTTGATGCAATTAAATAATGAATGGAATGTAAGGTTGCTGATGTTTCCACCATAGCAAGGTATTGCTATTAGGATGTTCATTTTACTTTATTAAAGTATTCAATGCAATCAGCTATAGTTTGCTGCCTAATATATTCATCTCTTATTTCTTGTGATGTGGGTTGTGGCAAAGGAGAATCCCATCTATCTATAATAAACTCACCAGCAGATGTAAGATCATAACTTGCATTAGGTGCTAATGATTTCATTACTGTATTAATACCCCAAGCAAAACCATTTTCATTTGTATATGCTTTGATAGTTTGTTCTATTGATAGCTTAGCCATTTTACCATACCCAAGAAATAAAAGAATATCTAATGCCTTTTGTTACAGGTTCTACTTTGTGTGGATATAAAAATAAAGAAGGAAATATTAACAAATCTCCTTTTTTAAGTTTGATTTCGTAATCTTGGAACATAATAAATTCTCCTCCTTCATAATCATCATTTAAAATTCCTAAAACACTTAAAATTGGTATTCCTCTTCTATTGCCTTCAAATAAACTATCTATGTGATCACAATGCTCTGCCATTTTAGTATTTTCTAAATATCTATTAAATCTTAAATCGCTATAACCATTCCAACCATTAAACCAGCTAAATTTTAAATCATTTATATAATTATTAAGACTATTCCAAATTTCTTTCATAAGTATTTCTTTTGTAGAAACTTCATTAGAATATAAAATAGATAATTCTTGATCTCCTGATTTTTTTTCAGTTTCTTTAGTAAAGGGGTGACGAAACAAATGTTCTTCCCAATAAGATAGTTTTAATTTATTTAATTGATTAACAGTTGAATCACAAATTTTACTATCTAAAAATTGTTTGTTATGTTTTACAAAATCTAATAAATTTTTTTTCACAACTTAAGTTCAGTTAAATTTTTATTATTACCGACTGTTCCTTTTATAAAGACATTAAAAGCAAGACTAATTCTTGTATTAGTTCCTTGTTTTGTTTCTACCATGTGGGTTAATGATGATGGAAATAATATTACATCTCCAGTCTTTACAGAAAACCACCAAGTCTCTGAATTGTATAAATTCCATTCTTTTACTTCTGGTTTTATAGTTGAATATTTATCATTAAAGAATTTAATTTTATCATGTTCTTCATTACAATTAATATAAAATACTCCTGATATTAATGAATTAGGGTGTTGGTGTTTATGATGATATTGATTTGTTTCAGTATAGTTTAACCAAGACTGAGTAATGTAAGGTGTTATGTTATTAGATGCTGATATAACTTTATTAAAATAATCTTTTACTCTTAGATATAATTCTTCTTTTAAACTTTTAAATTCTTCGTTGTTAAGAATATAGTTGTCATTAGAAGTTTTATTTCCTTCATTGTTGTAAGTATCTAATTTTGTCTTATCAATAAAAGATAATTCTTTCGTTGTTATATCTCTATCTATTTTTGAAGTGTATACTGGTGTTGGGAATATCCCATTTATTATTGCTTCCACTTTTCTTCCTTTTATTTTTTAAAATACTATACTTCTACTATATCCCAAGTCAATGTTGATTCGTTCCAAGTATATTTATTTTCGTCTATTGGCATAGCAACTGGTGCGTTCCAAAGACAAGTATTTTCATTTAATATCCAAGAATTAAAAGGTTTTTTAGGAATAAAAGCATCTCTATCTTCATCATAAATATAACCTATTCCTGCATGATTTTTTCTTAAAGGTGTTCCACCAAGTTTATGAACTCCACCATGAGTATTATAAGATGTTTGTTTCCAAATAGCCCAACCAGTTAATTTAGTTAAAAAATCTATACCTATATTTTCTTGTTCAATTCCATCAGCATCTTTTAATTCGTTATTATGAACTGAAAGTACTTCTATTACTTTTGAATTTAATCCTATTTTTGCGAATGATGCCATTATGCTGTGTAACTCCCTGAACCTGTAAATTCTAATATAGTATTGCTACCAGATGTTGTAACTGTTGGAGAACCAGTTGAAGTTGATGAATATTTTGCAGTTGGTACACTTAATATAACAACTCCTTTTCCTCCAGCACCACCAACACTTGGTGAACCATCTCTATGAGCACCTCCACCACCACCTGTATTAGCTGTTCCTGCTGTTGCATTAACTGGTCCACCACCACCAGCACCACCACCTCCAGTACCTCCACTACCAGCATTACCTGGAGTAGGTGAATATCCTCCAGCACCACCACCACCACCTGCTCTTGTAACTGATGAACCTGTTATTGAAGAAGCTGTACCTGCACCACCATTACCACCTACGTTTGGTCCAGTTCCAGTACCACCAACTGCACCAGCACCTCCGCCTCCTCCACCAGCAGAACCAACTCCTGGAATTGATGCACCAGTACCACCATTGTTTCCTTGACTTGGAGATGTACTTGGAGTGTTTCCACTTCCACCACCTGTTGAACTTCCACCTCCACCTCCTGAACCTCCACTACTACCAGCTGCTGCTGGACTAGCACTACCACCTCTACCACCTGCAGCAGAAGTAATTGTTGTTAAACCTGAACCTGAAATTGAAGAATTATTACCACTAGTAGCACTAGCACCACCATCTCCTACTGTTACTGTAATTGCTGTTCCTATATTTACTGTTTGAGTAGATGTACGAAAACCTCCTGCACCTCCTCCTCCACCATCTGTTGGACTTCCTCCTCCGCCCCCAGCTATTACTAAAAAATCTATTGAAACAGTATTTGGTTCTAAAGCATCTGTTCCTTCGTTAATACCTGAATAAGCTAACCAACCTTGTGTAGCGTCTATATAAACTAATCTTACTCCTTCTCTTTCACCAGTTAATATTAAACTATCAGTTCCACCTTCTATTTTATTTGAATTAGGATTAATTGTAAGTGCATTGGTATCAAAAGTTCCTGCATAATCTAAAACTATAACTTCATCTCCAGCACTTGGTGATGCAGGTAAAGTTACTGTAAAAGCAGCTGATGTTGTATTACAAAAAAATCCTTTATTAGCAGTTGCAGTAAATCCTGTTGTTTTAACAGTTGTGTCCCAATCAGCAGTTCCATCTGCTGAAGCAGTAGCAAACTCTAAAGCAGTAGCACCAGAATTAACTCTTAATACTTGTAAAGAAGTTCCTATTGCAGCTAATCCAGTTCCGCCTTTTGTTGTAGCTAATGTTCCAGTAACTCCTGTTGTTAATGGTAAGCCAGTAGCATTTGTTAAAACTCCAGATGCAGGTGTTCCTAAAGCTGGTGTTGTTAAAATTGGTGATGTTAAAGTTTTATTTGTTAATGTTTCAACACCTGTTAATGTTGCAAATCCAGCTGCACTTACTGCAGCGGCTTGCCAAGCAGAACCTGAATAAACCTGTAATGTATTAGATACTGTATTATAATATAAATCTCCTGATGTTAAAGCATCACCATCATTATCTAAAGTTGGATTACTTGCTTTAGCACCTAAATAAACATCATCAAAATTATCAGCTGCTGCTATAGCTGCATCTCTTGCACTGTTTGCAGCATTTGCAGAATTACTTGCAGTGTTAGCAAAATTACTAGAATTGTTAGAAAAATTACTAGAGTTAGCTGCATGGTTACTAGATGTATTAGCAAAGTTACTAGAATTAGCAGAATGATTAGAACTATTACTTGCATGATTAGATGAATTGCTTGCATGGTTAGCAGAAGTATTAGCACTGTTAGAACTATTGTTTGCAAAGTTAGATGAATTGGAAGAGTGATTTGCAGAAGTGTTTGCACTATTAGAACTGTTATTAGCAAAGTTACTAGAATTTGATGCGTGGTTTGCTGATGTGTTAGCACTATTGCTAGAATTATTTGCAAAGTTAGAACTATTACTAGAATGATTTGATGCTGAGTTTGCACTGTTGCTAGAATTATTTGCAAAGTTAGAAGCATTGCTAGCAGAATTAGCTGCAGCATTAGCATTAGCACTTACTCCAGCTGCATTTGCAGCAGAAGCATTTGCAGAGTTAGAGCTACTGTTTGCAAAATTAGAACTGTTAGCAGAATGATTAGCAGATGTATTAGCTGAGTTAGATGAGTTGTTAGCAAAATTAGATGAGTTAGAAGCATGATTGGCTGCAGCGTTAGCAGACGTACTAGCAGAAGCAGCATCAACTAATAAATCCCATTTAGCTACATCAGCATTAGTAGATATAGGTTGTGATCCTGTAGATGTGTGTGCTGTGTTAGCAATATAAATATTATTATTAGAAGTATCTTTAACAATATCTCTTCCATAATAAGCTGTGGCGGTAGCCCAGTTTCCTTTGTATGTTCCAAGCTCTTGTGTAACTGATATTTCTCCATTGGTATCAAATGCTAGAATTTTATTAGCACGATCTGCAGCAGCTACAGTAAACTCTGTAGATGTCATTGTATTTGTTTTAGATAATTTAATTGCTCTTCCTAATTCTTCTTGGATCTCTTGAGCCACCATTGTAACTCTATCTAGAGCTTCTTCGTGTGAATCAGCTGGGAATGGATCGTTAGCTACATAATCTGTTTCTTGTGTTTGAGTTGTTAATCTTCTTAACACAACTGTTTGTGAAGCAGTTGGAGCTGTTAGGAATGTAATGTTTCCACCACCTGATGAACCAACACCAGATACTGTGTAATGAGTTGTTTTTGTTTTAACTGTTTCTGTACCAGTAGAAGATCTTATAATAACCTGAATTTCGTCATCGTCTAATATCTTGAATGTATAAGCAAATACAGTAGTTGATCCATTACCAAAATAACTGACTTTAACTGTAGTTGAGGATATTGTCATAAAGTTCCTTTATTATATTTTAATGGTTGTGTCTATGGTTTTAAGAAAAATTCTTGTCCAGTATTTTTTCTTACATTATTTTGTAATCTATTAAAATACCCAGGATCCATCATTTCTTTTAATTGATAACCAACATAATAATCATATATTGGTTTAATCATCCAAGCGTCTATTGGTGTGTTTGCTTCAAGTAATTTCATTCCTTTTACTCCAGCTTTACCAAAATCTCCATTATAAACATCTTTTAACATTTTTGCAAAACCAGATACATCTGAATAAACTGGTCCAAGCAAGGTAGAAACTGTTCCGCCATTTGATCTATTAAATTCTGCATTTAATGTATCAAAATAAATAGCTCCACCCCCACCTGATGCAAAAGCTCTTAAAGCTGTTCTTTTATCTAATGGATCCGCTGGCTCTTTTCCAGATAATAAATCTTTGGCTGTAATTACAAAGTAACCTGCTATTGTTGTTAATATCAGATAATTTGCAATAGATGGTAAACTTCTACTATATAATGTTCCTGGACCATAACTGCTCCACTCTCTTTGTAATACTTTAGTTGCAACAGAAACCGCATAGGATTTTAAATTAGTCATTAAACGTAATAATTCACCTTCAACACTTCCTTTTTTAGTTCCTCTATTAAGCATAGCTCTTTCTCTTGCACCAGGTTCTATTGGACCATGTAATGTTCTATCAATTAATAACATACGATATGCTGATTGAATTTCTTTTTTAGCAAGACTTATCTGTCTTTCTGAAAAAGATTTAAATTCAGGTTTTGTTGTTTTTAAATAATCAATAACTTCTTCTTTTGGTATTTGATCTATATTTTCTAATGTTAGATATTTTCTACCTTCAAAATCTTTTAATGAAGTTTTTCTAATCATGTTCCATTTTCCTTCATCAATTCCATAATATCCAAATATTCTTTTTGTATCATCTGAAAGATTTTTAAATGGAGTATCTGTTAAATTCCCATAGTGGTTTTGCATAGCAAGAACCATAGATCTTTTAAATCTTTGCATTAATCCTAAAAATCCTGTGTATTTAAAAACATTTGTTTGATAAGATGTAAATTTACCTGCCATTGTATCTTTAGCTGTAAAGTGTTCTAAAAATTGACTTTTAAAAGAATCTGTAAATAGTGCAAAGGGTCCCATTATTTGTTTTAATTCTTCTGGAGTACTTGTTCTTTTTAATTCAGTAAATAAAGTATTTGCAAAAGATAACGCACCCATTCCTTGATGTTTAATTTCAGCAAACATTGACGGAACATCACCAAGACTTGTAATAAATATTTTATCTAATTTACCAGCATTAGATATTGATCTTGTTATACTTGCTACTGTTGCCAGACTTGAGCCAAATGAAGTTGGAGCAATAACTTTAGTTGTTCCATTAACTTCATAAAATTCATTTTTAATTGCATCAAAATTTAATTTTCTTGCTTCTTCACCACCAAAATGATTTCTTAACATTTGAATAACAGTATTTAAATTTGCCTCAGGATTTGTTCCTAATATTTTTGTTAATCCATTATCTTGAGCTGCTTTTTCAAATCCCAATAAAAGACTTTGTTCTAAATCACCTTGACCATATTTTTTATCAAATTCATAAAAAGATGCTCCATCTTTAAAATGAATAACTCTTTCTGCACTTTGTCTTTTTGCAATATTTTTTGTTCCAATATAATTAGATTGATCAATAGTTTTAATACTATGACCACTTAATATATTTTCCCAAACAGCTTCTGTAAAATCTCTTGGATTTTCTCCTTTAAATGTTCTTTCTAAGTTTACTGCATTTATAAAATCATTAATAAAAGATTGTTTGTGTAATTCTTCATTTTTAATATTTTCTCCAGCTGCTCTTAATAATTTTTCAATATTATAAGATTGTCTAAAAACATAACCAGGTTCTCTAGAAATCCATGCACCAAGTTCGTTTTTATCTCTTAAAACAATATCATTGTGTTTTTTAATTATTTTTGCAATCTCAAATGCTTCCTTGTTTCCATACAGTGGAGCATCTGCATAAGATTCTCCTTGAACTCTTTTAGCTTCATTTAAGAAAGGATTGTCCATAACTTCTTGAACAATTGTTTTATGTAGTGGTTTTGATTGTAAAGCATTTAATAATTTTCCATTATGAATATCTATATCAAAATTACCAATATAACTTTGATAATCTAATTGAGCGTTATCTACAGAATAACGAGATTTAAATTTATAAGACTCAGTTCCAACAAGTAAAACTTTTAATCCTTTAATTGGATTGTCACTCCAATTTTCAATAATGTAATTAAAATTTTCTATATTTTTTTGTTTATCATAAAGTTTATTTAATTTTTGTTGTAAAGTTTCTTTTAAATCTTGATCAAGAATTTCTTTAGCTAACTCTAACTCTTTTATTTCAATATCTTTTGATGCTTTTTTTAAATCAATATTATTCTTAATTTTTTGTAATAATTCATTTGCTTCTTGTTCATTAAGAAAATCTTTAACAGCATCTTTAACTTCAATTAAACAATCTTTAATACTCATTATAATCCTTTTCTAAATATACAAGATACACCAGCTTGAATTGATTTTAATAAATCAGACTGTCTATCAATTTTTTTATCAAGAGCAGCTATTTCTGTATTAACAGAATCAACATATTGATTATTTTTATCTGTTAATTTTTTTAATTGCATTTCTACAGAAGTAGATTGATCTTTTATTATATTACTTTCATTATTTAAGTAATTAATATCTTCTGGAAGAACTACTTTAGTTCTATCAATATTACCATTAATTTCAAAATTTTCAGTTGTTTTTAACTCTCCTGGATTATTTATATTTTTTGTTTTTACTGATAACGATTCATTTATTTGATTAGCAGCTATCTTATCTTCATAATTTTTAATACCAATTTTTGTTTTTTCATTGTCTATTCTTTCATTAATAACATCTAATTTTGTTTTTAAAGGAACTAATCTTGGATCTAATTCTTGTTTTTTAATTTGTTTTTCTCTTAATAAATTTAAAGTTTTTTCTAATTTATTAATTTGCAATCCAAGCTCATTATATCTTTTACTTCCAGTTGTTTCGTATGCTTGAACATTAGCTGCTGATGATAATTTTTCTTGTGTTTCAATATATTCTTTATTTGTTATAAGTGTTTCTTTTGTTGCAATAATATCATTATTAACAACTGCAGTTGAATCTATTTTCTTAGCATTTTCTAAAAGAGTTGTTTTTTGAGTTTCTAAATCAATTAAATCTTTTGGTTTTTCAATAGTGTTGCTAGCTGCTTTAATATTATCTTCATTAGCAATAATAGTTCTATCTAAAAAATTTTGTAAATCTATTTTTTTTCCTAATGCTACTTGACCAAGAGAATATTTTAACATGTCTTCTCTTAAAGCTGGATCAGCGTTTGCTATTTTTGTATAAATATTTTCTTGACCAGTTACTGCTTTGTAAGCATCTCCAATTCTTCCAAAAGCAACATGTAATCCACCTGAAGCTAAAGTTCCAAATGTTATATTTCTTAAAGAATCATAGGCTGTATATTCTTTTTGTTCAACAGCCATATTCATAATGTTAATTGGTTCAACAGCAAGGTTACCAACAAATCCTTCTGCTAAACCTTTTTGAAATCTAGCTGCTGTTAATCCTGACTTTGCAACCTTAGATAAAAAAACTTCTTGACCAACAACTGGTATAAAAGATGCTCCTATATTTATAGGATCAACAACAGTAGATCCAAATGAACCTAAAAAATAACTTGTTTTAGCAAGAAAATTTTGTGGTCCACGAGCTTGTATATCTCTTAATTTTAATTCTTGTAACCTTTGTTCAACAAATTTATCAACATATCCTTTTGGTTCATCTCTATAAAATGTTAATCCTAAACCAGAATATTGTTTATTTAGTTCTGCCTGTGGTATTAAAGTAGAATCTTCTTCGGCAGTTTTTATTCTATCATAATTTCTTAATAATCCCCAAAATGGATTTTGATCTACGTCAGCTGAAAAGCCAGCTTTAAAAGCATCTAACCAAGAAGTTGGTGCTTCATTAAGAAATGATTTTTTTTCTTGTTCATTTATAGATAATGGTTGAGAAGAAATGGGAATCATTTTTTATGGAGATTCTGCTGATATGCTTTGATTTCTAGTATATGAATAAATGTTTTCCATATCTATTTCATATATTTTATTTGTATTTTTAGATTTCCAAGGTAATTTACCATCATAGTCTAAGAAATTAATTGTTAATGGAACAATAGTTTTTGTAACAGGATCAATTGCTTCAACTTTTTGAAACTTACCATTTGGTAATTTGACACCATACACTAAACCATTAACTCCATCTAAATAAAAATCACCTTTATTTTTAATTAAATCAATTGTTTTTTCTGGATATGCAACTCCATTTTCTTGAAAAGGAACAATATCAAATTCATTTAAATCTATTCTTCTATTTTTAAAATGTTGTTTTATAATATTTGCCTTAGCATCAATTAAAGGAACATTAACCCTTTCACCATTAATATCTTTAGGAATAAAAAAGTTTTTATTTGAAAAATCATAATCTTGTAAAAATTTTGTAACTACAGCTGTGGATAATTCAGAAGCAGATTTATATTTAGGATTTGCAGAAAGTACAATTGCAGCATCAGTTAATTTATCTCTTAGCGAACCCATTGTTTCATTAACATTGTTATAATCAGAATATGGTTGATTTTCCAAAACAACTCTATATTTTTTTAACCCACTAAATACTTCTTGTTCTAATGCTGGCATAAATGTTTTATCATCTGCTGCTCCAGTTGCTTTTAAAATTGCTTCTTTTCTTAAAATAGCAAAATCTTCTTTTTTCATATTTGTTTTTGTCAAAGCAAGTTTTAACTCTTGATCGTTTACAGACGATGATAATGTAAATCCTAAACCAAATTCTTTTGTTAATTGATTAAATACTTGTGGATATTGAGAACCATAAATTGGTTTAATACTTTCAATAAAATCACTTTTTTGTTTTTCAGTTGGTAAACCATCTACTGTTTTTTTAATTTCTGTTATTTGATTTTTATTTAAATATGTTCTGTAATTATTTGGAACTTGTTGATCTGTGTATTTTTTATCTAACAACTGAGCATAAGTTTTGAATGATACTGGATCTTGTTGAACTAAAAATGAATCAAAAGCATTGTTAATATCATTATCGCTTGCAATAAAATATTCTGCTCCGCCATCTTTTGAAATAGTATTTATTTTTTGATCTCTAATTGTTTTTAAATATTGATTTGCTTTTGCTTTAAGTAAAGGATCTTTTCCATTTAAATTTAATAATTCAATAGATTTAAATTCTTCTCCAAATTTAGAATCTTTTATTTGAGATATAACTGGTTTTACTGCAGTAAGAATATCAAGTTTATCTTTAACTTGTTCATATTCTGGTTTGCCAACAAATCCAGATAATATGTTATCATAATTAACTCCTGTTGATTGACCAGTTCTTAATAAGGTTTTTTCTTCATTTAATAACAATTTTCCAGCATTATCAGACATATGATTTTGAGCTAAAGCTATATATTGTTTTATTTTGTTTTGATCCGCATGCCTATATAAAGTTGGATCTTGAGATACATCTCCTAAAAATTTTTCAGGTTTAGTTCTTGCACTATTATAAGCAAGAGTATCGTCTTTTATATTTAATAATTTTTGTAATTCAATTCTTTTTCTATTAACATTTGCAACTGGATCTGGATCTGTAAATCTTGTATTTAAATAATTATCAATATCAGAATCAACAAAATTTACATAATTAGAATCTGTAGAAAGTCTTGTTCCAATAATTGTTGCAAATTCATTATCTACTCTTTGTTGTTCTTTTTCAAATTGATCTCTTGATTTATTTAAAACAGATAAATTTAATGTTGATAAAGTTCCATTAAGTTTACTTTGAGTTGCTTTTTTTACAAAATTATTTTCGCTAGATAAGTTATCATCAACATATTTTGTTATATATTCTTTTGCTTGTTTTTGAAAACCATCTGCAGCTTCGCTTGGTATTGGGTGATTTTTCCATTTATCATGCAAATCAAATAATCCAACATACGCTTTATTTTCATAATCTAATGATTTTAATTTAGCTTCAGCTTCTTGTTCTCTAATATAGTAATCGGCAACTGTTGATTGTGCTTTGTTTATAAAATCAGAAGTAACTGGAACTTGAAAAGAAGTTTTAACACCTCCAACTTCTGCTGTTGGTCTTCCTTGTGATTCAAATGTAGGTATCTTTGGCATTACATACTTCCTAGTTCTGATCTAATGTATTGAGGTTTTGGAGTTCCACCGCCATATCCTGACATTCCAAGTAAACTTGTTCCTGTACTCATGATTGTACTCATTTGAGCTGATTTAGCTTGTTGTCTTGCAACTTGTCCCTGTATTCTAAAAAAGTTTGCCTCTTCAAATTTTCTTGCTTGACCAATCTTAGCATTATATTCCATAATATTTTTTTCAACTTCTGCTTGTTCAGCATTAGATCTTAATATTCTTAATCCTGTACCAGATAAATCTGCACCTGTTTTTGCAATTCTAGTATTAGTTTGTCCCTGTAGTTGTTGAAACTTTTGATCAAATCTTGATATATCAAATTCTAATTGTTTTTCAATCTGTGCTGCTTCTTGTGTAGCTATTTCTGCATTTCTATTTTGTATAGCTTGATTGTATTTACCTGCAGCACCTTGCTGCTGGTATTGCATATAACCTAAACCACCTACAATTAAATATGGTGCTGCTGCTGCCATTAGTAAATCCTCGCAAATCTATAATGATCAGATCCATCAAAGCCATAGTGTTTCATTAATCCTTCATTAGTAAATCCTAGCCATTTAGCAAATCTAATTCCAATTCCAAAGTCTGCACGAACTGCAGTTTGTAATCTTTTAATATTATTTGTTTTAGCTAATAGATCTAAATTTTGTTTAACTGCTTTTGCAATAGTAATTGGATAACTCCATACATCATTCTTAGCAATGAACCAACCTTCTGCTACATTACCCCATATCTTTTTCATACCTGCTGCAGCTATTACTTCATTATTAATTAATCCTGTAAATGCCATACCTTCTTGTTCTAAGCTCATACACTCAACATTATTATCTCTTTTAATATACTCAGCATCTTGTTGAGTAAGCATGTGGTTCATTTGTGATTGCATTATCAGTTTGCCATGATCTTGTTTATAAGGA